ATATCCAATAACTGCTCTATATAGAGGTTGAACATGGCGAATACAAGGTTTCAAGCGAAGCGCACATCCACATCTGGATTGCTTCCTAATACGACTAACTCAGGCAATTTGTCATACATTGCTGCTGGCGAGTTCGCAGTCAACCTCACAGATCAAAAAGTATTATCATCGAATGGCACGTTGACCTTTGAAGTCGGTGCCAACCTTTCTAGTTTAGCGATTGGCACTGCATTTATTGCTAATAGTGCTCAAATTACTATTGGCACGGGTGTTGAATTATCTGCCAATGGCGGAACAGGCACTGCTGGTCAGGTTCTTACGTCAAACGGTGCTACCGGATCGCCATATTGGTCAAGCGCCGGCGGCGCAGCCTACACCTTCAGCACAGGTTTAACTGATACTGCTGGCACGATTACAGTTAACAGCGCATATATTGCTACAATCAGTTCTAATAATTCTTCTTTCTTAGGCGGCGTTGCTGCTGCATCATATGCGCTATTAAGCGGTGCTGCTTTCACAGGTGCCGTATCTGGCATTACAACGCTCGCAGCCGGCAATACAACAATTACTGGTTTTGTTAATGTTGTATCGGACTCAGCACAGCTTAGAGTAGGTAATACGACTAATTTCTTTATCGGCAATACATCCGGCATATTCCCAGCATCAAATAATGAAGGTAAGTCCTTCGGTGCTACTACTAGAAGGTGGGATATCAATGCCGGTACTATTACGATGGCTGGTTCTCTATCCGGTATCACAACACTTGCTGCAGGTAATACATCAATCACTGGTTTTGCTAATGTAAGCACTAGTGTCAATTCAGCGTTATTAACTGTTGGCACTTCATTCATTGCAAACACAACAGGTGCCTATCATACAGGCACAATGAACGCTGCTTCGTTTACAACTACTGGCGTCACAATTAATACTACCGCAATTGTTCCTACATCAAACTCATCAGGGCAAACATTAGGTAATAGTATTTCTAGGTTTGTTATTAGTGCCAACACAATCAATGCTTCGGGAACACTTGCTGCTGGTGACACCACATTAACGGGATCATTATCACTTTCTGATCGTATAAGTCAAACCGGAACTGTTACTAATGCTGGTGGTTATATAAGTTTGAGTGGACAAATAAATTCTACCCAAACCGGTCAACAGAATATGTTTACCATGCAATCTCAAGTTTCCCCTCAAGGAAATGGAACGCTTACTTCATTATATGGTCTGCTGTTCCTACCAACAATTGTATCATCGGCAAACAATATAACAAACCTACAGCCGGTTTTTGCTAGAGCAGATTCGGCAGCAAGTTACACCGGAACTGTTGATGCAATTTATACGTATAGTGCTGGTACGCCGTCTTGGTCTAGTGCAACCGCTATTGGTAACGTTTTCCAATATACTGCCTTTAACGCTACTGCTACTACGGCTGTGCGAGGATTTTGGAGTCAAATTTCTGCTGGTGCGGGCAAATGGGGTTTTTATGGTTCTGGCACCGCAAACAACTATATGGCAGGTAGTTTAGGTATTGGGACGACTTCACTAACTGCCGCTCTTACTGTTACTGGTGCAGCAAATGTAAGCACTAGTGTCAACTCAGCATTGTTAACAGTCGGCACTAGTTTCATTGCTAACTCAACAGGTGTAACAACAACTGGCTTTGCTAATGTAAGCACCAGTATTCAAGGTGGTTCGTCATTAACTATTGCTGGCGCAGCTTCTGGTATCACAACACTTGCCGCTGGCAACACAACAATCACCGGTTTTGCGAATGTAACAACAAGCGTTAATAGTGCAATACTGTCGGTTGGTACTAGTTTTATTGCCAATACAAGCAAAGTGGCTATCGGTACGGCAGTCGGACTTGAAGCGAATGGCGGTATCGGTACTGCTGGTCAAGTATTGCACTCAAATGGTACTTCTATATACTGGGCTGCTGATGACAATGCCGGAGGAACAGTCACATCTGTTGCAACTGCTAATGGTCTTTCTGGTGGTCCAATTACCACGACTGGTACACTCGGTGTAACAACTGGTTCGACACTCACTGTGAATACTGCCGGCATTCATGTGAACTCAGCCTTATCAATCACATCTCTTACGTTAGCGGGTGCAGCTTCTGGTGTTACGACACTTGCTGCTGGTAACACTACGATCACTGGTGATATCACAGTTTCTGGTAATCTAACAATCAACGGAACAACAACCAATATAAATTCTACAAATCTTGTTGTAGAAGATAAAAACATTATACTTGCCGATGTTACTACTCCAACCGAGGTTACTGCGGATGGCGGTGGTATTACTCTGAAAGGTGCCACCGATAAAACCTTTAACTGGGTTAATGCTACTGCGAGTTGGACCTCTTCAGAAAATTTAGATCTTGCAGCCGGTAAAACCTATAAGATTGGTACTACTACTATTGCTAACTCTACAGCTTTAGGTACTGGAATTCTTGCATCTTCTTTAACTTCTGTAGGCACTTTAAGTTCTCTTACGCTCGGCGGCGCTGTTTCTGGTGTCACTACACTTGCTGCAGGTAATACATCAATTACTGGCTTTGCCAACGTAACATCTACTATCCAAGGTGGATCTTCGCTAACAATTGCAGGTGCTGCTTCTGGTATCACAACACTTGCTGCAGGTAATACATCAATCACAGGTTTTGCTAACGTAAGCACTAGTGTTAACTCAGCATTGTTAACTGTCGGCACTAGCTTTATTGCTAACACAACAGGTACTACAACCAATGTAGCTTCATGGGGAGCAGCTTTTAGAGCATCAAACAGCACTAACTTCTCAGGAATAAAATGGGATGATACTGGTGGCACTATCAGAGCAGGACTGTATAGGTATGATAATAGCGATTTAACAATATCGATATATTACAGCAATGGGACGTTTCAAGCAGCTCCTGTTGTTATTTCGGCGAGTACTGGTACAGTTACTTTATCCAGGCTAGCAACTACTAATGGTGTATTCTCTGGAGCAGTATCTGGAATCACAACACTTGCCGCTGGTAATACATCAATCACTGGCTTCGCTAATGTAAGCACTAGTGTTAACTCAGCTTTACTGACTGTCGGTTCTAGCTTCATTGCTAACACAACAGGTGCCTATCATACAGGAACAGTTAATGCTGCTTCGCATACTGTCGGCACTAGTTTCATTGCTAACACAACAGGTGCCTATCATACAGGAACAGTTAATGCTGCTTCGCATACTGTCGGCACTAGTTTCATTGCTAACTCAACAGGGATAACAACAACTGGCTTTGCTAACGTAAGCACCAGTATTCAAGGTGGTTCGTCATTAACTATTGCTGGCGCACTATCTGGTGTTACTACCGCTGCAATGGGCAATACAACAATTACTGGCTTTGCCAACGTATCGACTACATTGCAAGTAGGAACAAATACAGCAACATTTGGTACTGCAGTTTATATTATAGCAAGTGGTAACACCGGAATTGGCACAAGTTCTCCGGCATCACTATTTCATGTTAAACGCGGCAGTAATGCTACCGAAACCTATCCTACTAATACTTGGGCAGCCCGCATCATCAATGCAACCGATGCCAATACTGAAAATGGTCTTGTTGTCGGCAATCGTTGGGCGGCAGCTGAGTCGACAGTTTTTGAAGCTGGATCAATTTACGGCGGTGGCACCGGTGTTTGGTCATCTTATTACAAGATCACGGGTGTTGGAACACACATTTGGGGCGCAGGTGCAGCTGGTGCAGAAAAAATGCGTATTGACGCTAACGGTAATACCGGAATTGGTAATTCAGCGCCAACAACCAAATTATCTGTGAATGGTACAACGCATCTTGGTGGCACACTTGCTGCAGGTAATACATCAATTACCGGCTTTGCTAACGTAACATCTACTATCCAAGGTGGATCTTCGCTAACAATTGCAGGTGCTGCTTCTGGAATCACAACACTTGCCGCTGGTAATACATCAATCACTGGCTTCGCTAATGTAAGCACTAGTGTTAACTCAGCATTGTTAACTGTCGGCACTAGCTTTATTGCTAACACAACAGGTGCCTATCATACAGGCACGGTTAATGCTGCTTCGTTTACAACTACTGGGCTTAAAATTAATACTACCGGAATTGTTCCTACATCAAATAGCTCGGGACAAAATCTAGGTAATAGCATTTCTAGATTTGTTTTGTCTGCAAACACAATTGACACAACAGGTGCAATTAACATCGCCGCCGGGCAAGTGTTAAAATTCAATAATGATGTTGGTATTTCTCGTTCAACTGCAGCAACATTGTCTATCGGCAACGGAACTCAAAACGATTCTACTGGAACAATAAGTCTTACTGGCGGTTTATTCACAGGCGCAGTCAATGCTGCTTCACATACTGTCGGTTCTAGCTTCATTGCCAATACATCATCGACAACAATCACAGATACCACTGCAGCAGCAAATTCAAACCAAATTTTCGCAGTGAAAAATGGTTCATATGTGTTGGGTGTAGCTCCCAATGCGCCGGCTGGAGCATATAACAATCTGACTACTGCTGGTGATACTTTAATTGTTGTAACCGGCAACAGTGGCATGGGTAATGCTAATTTAGCAATTCTTCCTTGGTCTGGGGCTTCTGGTGGCCTTAGAATGGTTACAGTTGCCAACTCAACAACATTCAGCATTACTGGTAATACATCAATCACTGGCTTCGCTAATGTAAGCACCAGCGTTAACTCAGCTGCTCTTTCAGTTGGCACTTCATTTGTTGCCAATACAACTCAAGTAACTATTGCAGCCGGTGTAAAATTATCTGCTAATGGCGGAACAGGCACTGCCGGTCAAGTACTTCACTCTAACGGCGCTACAGGCTCACCATATTGGGCTACTGCTGCTGGCGCTACTGTAAACGTTGCAGGAAACTATACTTGGACCAATTCACATACTTGGACATCTACAGCAAACGCCACATTCGATAGCATTGCTACTGCAAATAATGGAAGTGGCACCAATGTCAAAATTGGCGATGACGTTTGGTTGGGCGATATCAACACTGCAGACACACTTGGTGTCAGAGGGCAGCAAAGTGCCAATAATGGCTATATTGTATTCGGCAACGCAGACACGACTACTAAGCTAGGTCGAGCGGGCGCAGGCGCGCTAACATACAATGGTCCTTTTTCGCTCACTGGAACAATTACATCAAATGCTACTACTGGATTTGTTCATTCAACAGCAAGTAGCGTATCGTTACAAATGGCAGAATCTTCAGCTATTAGAAACGTAGGTGCTGCTGGCGGAACAATGTATTTTGATTGTGCTACTGGTGGTGCAACTGCTGGTGCATTTGTATATCGTGTAACCAGTTCATTTACCACAATTACAACAATCAATGGCTCTGGCACACAAACAACATCACTTGGTGTTGGCACTGCACCATCTGGTACTGCTGGTGAAATTCGTGCAACCAACAATATCACTGCCTACTACTCAGACGAACGTCTAAAAGAAAACATCACACCAATTAGCAATGCACTAGAAAAGGTGCAGAAAATTTCTGGTGTTACTTTTAATTCAAATGACACTGCTGCCGAGTTTGGGTATACTGATAAAAAGACTCAGGTTGGTGTTATTGCACAAGAAATTGAAGCAGTGTTGCCTGAGATTGTTGTTCCTGCACCATTCGATATTGGTCAAGATGATGATGGTAATGAATATTCACTCAGCGGTGAATATTATAAAACCGTTCAATATGATAAACTAATTCCGCTGCTTATTGAAGCAATCAAAGAGCAGCAGAATCATATAAATAGACTAGAAGATAAAATCAACTCTATTCAAAACAACAGAGAATAAACAATGCCGACCCCTAAAACCGGCGCAATCACACTAGACGATATCAACGTTGAGATTAAGCGCGGTACGTCAGCTACCGCGTGCTCCCTTGATGACGTCCGCACCCGAACTGGTTTTACTGGCGCGATTTCTTTTAGTGATTTAAGAGGAGGTGAGGGTGCATCACTTACTCAGGGTCGCTTTAGTTTCAAAGGTATTAATACTGATGGCTACAACGCCCCTCTTGTAATAGGATCTGTTTCACCGGCGGAATCAAATAATCGCCTACAATTTGCCGCAAACAGTTTTATGTATGGGGTGGACATGAGCTCAGTCACCAGCGGTAATACGCGGATATCTTTCGGCGCAACCAATGCAGCGGTTTCCGGCAACGGCGATCAAATAACAGCAGGATTTAAAACAACAAGCATTAATTATGTAGCTATTGCTGGTGCCAGCAGATCAATATCCAACGCTGTAAGTAACACCTCACAGGCAACAGCACATGTTTCGCACACAATGGGTTCATCAGGATCCGTGGACTTTTTTATCAGGTTTGCTTAATGAGAGGGATATATGTCAGAAGAAACATCAAAACTAGAATCAGTTGAGTTGGGTTCACAGCCTACAGCCGAAACTCATGATGGGCTGAGAAATTTCAATACTACTATTCCTGTATCAGATAAACCACAGGAATTAACACTTGTGTTTAAGCCAAAAGAGCTCTAGGAATTAGGAAAATGAAATACAATTTGTTTTATTATACACCATTGACCTTTGCTAGAATCACAGCAGAAGATGGCGAGATGGGTATGAGTGGTCCAGAAGATGAATCTTTTGGTGTCGTTTATGTGAAAGGTGGAATGAAAATTGTTGAATCTAACATCCCAGGACAAGAGGGTATAGTATCAAACGAACCTGGATTCGTTACTAGATATCCAGGGGTCATTAATTATTCAACTGTCGGTGATACTGAATGGTGTTGTTTTAATAGAAACGGAACTGGTGAAAGAACTCTTGTATACCAAGAAGTTAATGGATCATATACTTTGTCTAAGGACACTGGGTTTATTGTAATCTCAGGTTCTGTCTCAGCTGATGGCTTGACAGCTAATCAGGATGATTATTTCAGACCAAGAACTGCTGACTGTTTAGTCGAAGGTAATGCGGTACTTGTATTAGTTTCATGATCAGATTAATTAAAAAATACCATCCACGAGCCCGTGTATTTGTGCAAACGTTTGGGTTTGCTGCATCTGTATGGGCTATTGCGACAATGGGCACATGGCAACTATTATTGTGCTCGCTCATTATGTTTTACCTTTATAATTTTATTGGAGTGGTGATTACATATCATCGAGTGCTAGCGCATAGAGTCGGAACAATGCACCCCATTGTAGAGTTTATTTGCACAGGGCTAGGGTTTTTTGGCAGTTTGGTATCACCTGTAATATACGTATCAACGCATATCAATCACCATAAATATATGGACACTGAAAAAGATCCCCACAGCCCTAAATATTTAGGGTGGCGAACCTTTTCTTCTATTTTTTGGGTTAGAGGTGGAGATCGAAAAACAATTGTCCGACTAAAAAGAAACAAGATATCTAATTTTTATGATGAACATTCATATTTAATCTTCCTTCCTTTGTTGTTGTTATTCTGGCCACCGGTGTTTTTCTTCTTCTGGCTAATACCCGTAGTAGCAACTCTTTTTTCTCAGTATATGGCTACTTGGGGGCACGGTGAAGATGGACCGAAATCTCTTGGTCTAATATACGGTATACTTTCATGTGGTGAGCATCACCACAAATGGCATCACGAACATTCGAACGATACTTCTGGAGAAGGTTTAGTACATTACTTCGTGAAAGCCTTAACATATAAGAATTGATTGATAACTTACTATGCAAAAAATTGACCTATTCCCCACACTTGTTTGTGCTGATCTTTACTCTGAGCATGAAGCTTTCAAACAAACGTTTCTTGATAATATATCTACTTACACAAGACAAGATGGTATTACTGGAGAGGCGTCTGGGTTTGTTGATCTTCATCTCAACAAAAAATTTAATAGTTTCTTCGAATACGTTACAAGTGTAGCTAACAACTATGTAAACACAATAGTCGATGAAGATGTATGGGAGTTGTGGCTTGTAAAAAGTTGGTATAACAACTTTCCTGTTCCTACCCACAACCATGCAGATAGTCATTTGTCGTTTGTTTATTTCGTTAATGTTCCTGCTGGGTGTGATCAAACGTTAAATTTTCTTAATCCCAAAACAAACTTGAACGATCTGACTAGTGGTATGTTTCTTGGAGAATTGAACAAACCTACCTCATTCCAGCGAAACCAATATAACTGTTCTGCCATTGAGTTTCCTTCTGAAGAAGGTAGTTTGATTGTTTTCCCATCAAAACTAGAACACTTTGTTAAGGCATCAGATAACAATCCTCTCGACAATGATCCTACCAAGTGTAGAATATCTTTAGCGGGTGATTTTATTCTAACTTTTAAAGAATCTACTGCAAGGTCTATGGGACTACAACCCATAAGCAATTGGCGACAATTTAATGTATAAATAAAAGAAACCAACTAGGATTAAGCAATGGCAGTCCCAACAACTAGAGATGAATTTAAACAATATTGCCTACGCAAACTAGGTGCTCCTGTTATTGAGATTAATGTTGATGATGATCAAATCGAAGATCGCATTGACGAAGCTCTCCGCTATTACTGGGACTATCACTTTGATGGCACCGAGATGATTTATTACAAGCATCAAGTTACTTCTACGGACAGAGCGAATAAGTATATCACTTTGCCGCAAAACATCATCGGCGCCGTATCTATTTTCTCGATTGCCGATCCTTCAGTTCGTGCAGACGATCTATTCAACATTCGATATCAGATTGCTTTGAATGACCTATATTCACTAACTTCAGTTTCAATGATTCCATACTACATGACAATGGAACATCTTGCTTTGATTAGTGAAATGTTAGTTGGTAAACAACCCATTCGCTACAATCGTCACCAGAACAAACTATATGTCGATATGGACTGGAACGCTATTCAATTGGGTGAGTTTATACTAATTCAAGCCTACGAAGTCGTTGATCCTGATACTTATACTGATGTTTGGTCAGATCGCTGGCTACAAAACTACACAACACAAAAAATCAAATATCAGTGGGGAACTAATCTCACTAAGTTCACTGGGCTTCAATTGCCTGGCGGTGTGCAGTTCAATGGCGAAAAGATTTTAGATGACGCTGAAAGAGATATACAGCGAATGGAAGATGAGATGATCAATTCATACTCACTTCCTGTCACTGATATGATCGGATAGGATCTTGACTACCAACTTTTATTTTAACAACTTTAACTCATCAATGGAAAAACAGTTGGTCGAAGATCTGCTGGTAGAATCTATTAAGATGTATGGCAATGATGTTTATTATTTGCCAAGAGCCATAAAAAACAAAGATGAGTTATATGGTGCTGATACTGTTTCAGAATACAACACTCAATACCTAGTAGAAATGTATATTAAGAGCGTTGATGGCTTTGAGGGTGATGGTGTGTTCCTATCAAAGTTTGGTTTAGAAATGCGCGACCAAATTACGTTGTCGGTTGCAATCAAAGCGTTCAATGATGAAGTTGGGCAGTATGAAGGGTTGACTCGTCCTAGAGAAAGCGACCTTATTTGGTTTACACTCAATCCCAATCGTCCTCAGCTCTATAGCATCAAGTATGTTAATGACAGATCTATTTTCTATCAACTAGGCGGTATGCAGGTATATGATATCATCTGCGAACTGTTCGAGTATTCCGGCGAGAAATTGAATACAGGTATCGCTGATATCGATGCACTACAAACTAAATATTCACTAGACATGTCTATCTACAACATCCTAACACAAGATGGGTTTGTGATTGTAGATCAAGACGGCTACGATATCATTCAAGGACAATATAGCATCAACACTCAAACAAACAATGCAGCGTTCTCGGATAATGAATTTCTAGAAACCCAAGGCGATGGGTTTATTGACTTCACTGATATTGATCCGTTTAGTGAAGGTAACGTCTAATGTTCGGTCAAGTATGGAATCATGGGTTAGTTAGAAAGTATGTCATTCTATTTGGCACGCTGTTTAATGACGTTTACATTAACAGAGAAAACTCAGTAGGTGAAACTATCCAGACGCTTCGTATTCCTTTAACCTATGGTCCCAAGGACAAGTTTTTAAATAGACTTGATAGCGATGGCTTCTTAGACAGAGCTATTAGCGTTCAGTTGCCTATTATGTCGTTTGAAATGACTTCGATGAACTATGCTGCTGACAGAAAGTTAAACACAATCAATCGCCGGATGGCTGTGGATACTACAAACGCAAATAAAATAAAGTATCAGTATAGTCCTGTTCCTTATGATATGTCTTTTGAATTGAATATCATGGTGAAGAACGCAGAAGATGGTACTCGTATTCTAGAGCAGATCATTCCTTTCTTTACACCTGAATGGACAGCTTCAGTAAATCTCATTCCTTCAATGAATGTTATTCACGATATCCCTGTAATTTTAAACTCAGTCAATTTAAATGATGACTATGAGGGAACCTATGAAAATAGAAGGGCTATGATTTACACACTAGCCTTTACGATGAAAGCATATATCTACGGACCCATCAAGAAAACGGGTGGCATCATCAAGCAGGCTGAAGTCAACATTCATAGCAATCTTGATGCAAATTCAACGCCTGTCGCTGAAATTGTTGCCACACCTGGATTAAATGCCAATGGAGCTCCTGTAAACTATTTTGGTGTGGGACCTGCTCCGACTACAATTGATATCGATGAAATCGCCGCAGATGATGACTACGGATTTATTACTACAATTAATGAGAATATCTAATGTCAAATGAAATAGATGATGCTTTAGACCTAACACCACAATTGCCTGCTGAAAGAACAGTTGTTAAAATTGATGATGGCGATCTTGACTATGCTAGAGGTAACTTGTTAGATGCTGCTGAAAAGGGCAGAGAAGCACTTGACGATATGATTGCGATTGCTCAGCAGTCACAGCATCCAAGAGCTTATGAAGTAGTCAATTCATTGATCAAAACGATTGCAGACGTTAGTGGTGCTCTTGCCGAACTGAAAATGAAGCGGCAGAAGTTAGATCCTGCATCCGATCCTAATCAAAAAACAATTAACAACAATTTGTTTGTGGGTTCAACAGCAGACCTACAGAGAATACTTTCTGATATGAGAAACGATGGCTGAGCATATCGAAGATTATAAGGGTTACTTAGGTAACACTAATCTTAAGAAAAGCGGCATTGCAGTCGACTGGACACCTGAGTTAGTTCAAGAATATATTAGATGTTCTAGAGATCCAGTATACTTCTGTGAAACTTACATGAAGATCATTAACGTGGACGAGGGTCTTGTTCCGTTTGATATGTATAGTTATCAGAAAGAAATGATTACAAGTATGGCAGATAATCGCTATACTGTTATCACTACTGCTCGTCAGACAGGTAAGTCGACCACCACTTGCGGGTTCATCCTTTGGTATATTCTTTTCCATGGTGAAAAGACAGTTGCGCTTCTTGCTAACAAAGGTGACACTGCTCGAGAAATTCTCGGCAAAGTTCAACTTGCGTATGAGCATCTTCCTAAGTGGCTCCAGCAAGGTGTCACTGAATGGAACAAGGGTTCATTCGTTTTAGAAAACAATTCTCGTGTTATTGCTGCTGCAACTTCAGCATCTGCTATTCGTGGTTATGCAATCAACCTACTATTCATTGACGAAGCAGCGTTCATTGAAAACTGGGATGAGTTCTTTACTTCAGTGTTCCCAACAATTTCATCTGGTAAGTCGACAAAGATCGTTCTAGTTTCTACACCGAATGGGTTAAATCACTTTCATAAAATCTGGGATGATGCTGAGCAGGAACGTAATAACTACAATGCCATCAAGGTTATGTGGTATGATGTTCCTGGTCGAGATCAAGCTTGGTATGATGATACGCTTTCAGCAATGGGCGGCGACCTAGACAAATTTGCTCAGGAGCATGGTTGCGAGTTCCTAGGTTCATCCGGCACATTGATTGCTGGTTGGAAACTAAAACAAATGGCGCACCAGCCGCCCATGCGATATGATGATGGCAAGTCGATGTTTGCAGAACCTTTATCAGGCAGAAAGTATGTCCTTGTGGCAGATACTTCTCGAGGCAAAGGGTTAGATTACTCAGCATTTCAAATTCTTGACGTTACACAGATGCCTTATAATCAAGTATTCTGTTATCGAAACAATATGATCTCACCAATAGACTATGCTGAATTGATATATAGAACTGCAAAGATATATAATAACGCAGCAGTGTTAGTTGAATCTAATGATATTGGCGAACAGGTTTGTGATATCATTTATGGTGAATATGAATATGAAGGGCTAATGTTTACAGAGTCTGCAGGGCGTGCTGGTAAAAGAATCTCAGCGGGTTTCGGCAAACTTAGTGAAAAGGGTATTAGGACAACTAAAGCAGTCAAGTCAATTGGTTGTTCTATTGTTAAATTGCTGATTGAGCAAAATCAATTAGTAATTCATGATCTAGAGACTATCAGAGAGCTTTCTACATTCAGTAAGAAAGCACACTCGTTCGAAGCTGAACCAGGATGCCATGACGACTTAGTTATGGGATTGGTCCTTTTTGCTTGGTTAACAGATCAACAATACTTTAAAGACTTTACTGATATTAATACATTAATGACTTTACGTGAAAAAACAGATGAAGATTGGGAAAATGAATTGACACCATTTGGATATCTTGCCGATGGACATCCCGAAGACTTCGATAAAATCCTAGAAGTTTCTTCAGATGAGTTCGCTCGAGCGATGATGTTGTAATTGAAGAAATTATAAATAAGATATAGATAATAATTTATCAAACACCTTCTACTAAGGGAGAATAAAATGGCGGTTCCAAATTTCGGATCAGGCGGCGGTGGCTTTCAGGTCAGTCCAGGTATTAACGTTTCAGAAATCGATATTACAACAGTTGTTCCAGCTGTATCAACAACCGTTGGTGCTATTGCTGGTGTATTCCGCTGGGGTCCTGTCGGTCGACTATTGCTTATTGATTCCGAGACTGCTCTAGCAGCTCGTTATGGAAAGCCAACAAATGACAATGCAGAAACATGGTTTACTGCTGCATCATTCCTTTCATATAGCAACGCGCTTTATGTAAGCCGCGCTGGTAACACAGCTCTATTATCAGCTGTTGCTGGTTCAATGGCATCTTCAAACGCTGCACACACAGTCAATAACACAGACGATT